TTTAATCCAAGCAAAGGAATTATTACAGGAGGATTTCCCTGCCAAGACCTCTCCGTCGCTGGTAAAAGGGCTGGTCTTGCTGGCGCACGAAGCGGGTTATTCTGGGAGATTGCAAGAATTGTGGAAGAAACGCAAACAGAATACTTCGTCCTCGAGAACGTCCCTGGTCTGCTATCAAGTAACAAAGGAGACGACTTTGGCGTCGTCCTCGGGACGATGGCTGACCTCGGGTATTCTGTTGGATGGCGTGTGCTTGATGCTCAATACTTCGGAGTACCCCAGCGCAGGAAAAGAGTCTTCATCGTTGGGCGACGTTCTACAAGCGACGGCCTTACCGAAGTACTCTTTAAGTCAGAAGGCCTCCGAAGGAATTCTTCGTCGAGCCAACAAGAGAGGCAAGACACTGCCAGATCTTCTACAGAAAGCACTAGAAAGACAAGCCTTGGTTCAGGAAAAGATGTAGCTAACTGCCTACCTGCTGAGTTATACCATCACGGAACGGTGGTGAACCAAGATGCTAACAACGGACACGTTGTGGTTCACGAAGGGTAGGCGAGCGCAAAGTGAAGATGACTACGAAACGTGGGTGGAAGGTGGAGTTATGCCTACACTAAACGCTTTTGATAATGGAGATGTGCGAACAACAGTTATTGTTTTCCACCCTCACTATCACGATGGCGCAAGGGTTCAAGAAGAAACTATGAATACTCTTACATCACGTATGGGTACAGGAGGGAATAACGTTTCTATGGTAGCTACACTAATGCGTATGCGAGAAGGCAAACCAGGTGGAGGTAAAGGTCCACTACTATCGGAGGATAAGTCATTGACTATTGCAACTGTTAACGATCAGACGCTCTTTCATAAGAGCGATGTACGCCGCTTGACCCCAGTAGAGTGTGAAAGACTACAGGGTTTTCCTGATGACTGGACTGCTGGTCAATCAGACTCAGCTAGATACAAGCAGATGGGAAACGCGGTGGCAGTACCAGTAGTTGAGTGGATAATTCAAGGGATAGTTGATACACTAATCTAGCCTCTCCGTTCCGAGAAGTAGAGCCGCACTGTTACTTGCCTTCCAGTGTGGCTTTACTTTTTCTTAATCCAGTACTGAGTGTTAGCAACAACTAAATCAAACTCGTCTCTATGGCGTTCAGCAAAGAGGAGGATGCCAGCTTTAGGCGATTGAGAGGGAGGCAAGTCTGCTCCCCACGTAAGATCATCAAACGCCATAATGCCACCGGACTTAAGCAAGGGCCAACTTAGTTCAGCATCGAGCAATACACCTACTGTTGTATGGTCTGCGTCAATATAGATAAAATCAAACTTATCTCGCATTGACTGATTTCTTAGAAAATACAGGGTAGTACTGCGATACTTATAGATACTGCCATCGTGTTGCCAAAGATAAGTTTTAGATAGGTATGTTTTATGTACATCTTCAAAGTCCATAGACTTATGGTCTGCCTCATCACTACCTTCCCACGTATCTACATCGTACAAGTGAGAAGAAGGGTGAGTGAGTATGTTCTCCATCAACCACACACTGGCATCACCCGTATAGGCACCAAGCTGGAGATACCTTAGATCTGGTAGTCCTGCGTCTTGTATCAGATACGTTGCGAAGTTATCTATTGCACTCTTAGCAAACCAATTAGGATAGTCAGCCACGTTAGCCTCCAGTTGAGTAGAATCCAGGTGCGTTAAACTTGATACCACCTACGCCATAGACACGATCCATAGGAGTATGGCAGTCAAAGCAGATAGGTGCGTTAGCCTCAGCGTGGATACTACGTTCGATAGTGAGTTCACTCTTACACGTTTCACACTTATAGTCGTATATCATAACTTGATAGCCTCACTAATCTCCAAGTAACCGACAATCTTTGGTACCTTAGCCTTGTTCTCGAAGTCAGTAGTAGCTGGCATCAAATGAGTCACCCACTCTGGCTCTGGTATCTCGTTCAAGTCAAAGGAGTAGATACCAAGCGGCGTAGAGTTAATGTAGAACGGAAGCAGGTTGTATTGCACTGCTAGTTCTATCAGCTTACGATACTTCATCTGCTCTATGAGCAGGTCTGAGTAATGAGTAACCCTACACTTGAGTTCGATGAAGTGACCAGCCTTGTAACTGATACAGTCAAAGGCATCATAAGTACCCTCACTCTTAACCAAGTCAGGGTAGATATCTTGTTGTAAGTAAGCAAAGAGTTCTGCTTCAGTTGTCGGAACCATAACCCTTATGTCCTTCCCAACCTTGTGCTTTGTGAATAGCACTGTCTTTTGCGTGACGTTTAAGGTAAGCAAACAAACTTTTATCTGTATCAGCAGATATAGTTACACCACATATACACTTAAAACTGTATCTCATCGGAAAGGTGAGTCACCACCTAGTTTAATCAACAACTTACGCATTGCACTGTTACATCTACGGTCAGCAGTTGAGATAGCACACTCAAGTATCTGACTGATCTGTGCAAGGGTTAGGTTCTCGTGATAACGGTAAGTAAGTATTGTTCTTTGGTTCTCTTCTAGCTTTAAGAAAGCGTTCTTAATATCAAATAACATAGCAAGCAGGTTGCCACCTTCTGCTGGACTAGACGACCCCTTCGGTTGTCCATCACGAATCATCTCTTGTGCTTGCTCTAACACTGTACCGTCTATGATGGATGCAATAACAAAGGGTAGAAGCTGAGCAACGGTAGCACTCTCGTAGTAGGCCTCATCAGTAATGTGATAGCCAGCCTTAGCAGCTTTCTCTTTGCGTGCGTATCGCTCTGCTACACGCCTCATCTGCCACGCTATACGTTGTTCGTTGTGCTTACGCTCTTCAGCATCTTCTACATTTAATTGGCTATTGATATATTCAGTGCGACTCATAGCCCACATCAAACACTCTTGCCTTACATCCTCTGCCTCAACGTATGACTTGAACCGCTGGACAATACTGTTTGCCATAGCGGGTACAAGATCATTGATGATTGGATGTATGTCGCTCACTCTTCAGGCCACGTTCCATCTAACACCATCATTGCAATAGCAGAATAATTTAGAAGGTCAATGAAGCTATCACGCAGAGATTCATTGCTAGGGTTAACGTTAGAATCAATAAGGTTGTTAATTCGGGCGACCTTGTCCCACATACGTACACGCAGACCATTAAGTGGTCCACCTGGACTAAGGCTGATGTTCTTAGGACCGTAATCGTGGTGTTTCTTAATGAGAAGATTGCCTGCTGCATCCAAGATGCGCCATACATCGGTAATAAACTCATCGTCTATCTTACTGGTACCGGTCTGACTAACACTTGTTCGCTCTGGTAATCCGCTTCTAAGATCTGAAAGCCCATATGCTGCAAAGTCTGTAACATTCTTATCCATTCGTCTCTACTCACCCTTCTCACCTGTTAGAAGCGCACGTGTTGCGACCTCACCATTAGCTAGGTAGTAGTCATTTATGTCCATACCCGGTGGTAATGTTACTATGGTTGAGTTCATCACGTCGTTTGCGACACGCTTAGCAAACTCAGCACCAGGATTGGTGCCATCTTCTTTAATGTCATTATCACCAACAACAAAGACTGTCTCGTAACCACCAAATAGTTTTGGATAGTGTGACTTCCAAGCCTGTACGCCAGGTACACCCACTGCTGGTATACCTAGTACACCGGATGCGATGATGGTATCTAGCTCACCTTCACATACCAGTATGTATGGTGACATCAAAGTAATATCACTGACGTTATAGAGATGAGCCTTCTGTCCGGTAGGTGAACCGTACTTAGGTTTGCCATCATCTATTCGTCTGAACTTAAAGCCAACGCAGTGACCTAACGCAGTCAAGTATGGAATAGATATCCAACCCTCTTGTAGTTCGTGTCCGTTCATAGGATCGGTAACAGTACCGAGCATATAACGAGCAGCAACTACCTCAGATATCCCACGTTCTCCTAGCGCGGCCAATGCTTCTGGACTTATTTCCTGTGCGTATCTCTGCGCCGCTTCCAGTAGCAATTTCGACTGCGCGTTTGAGGCCATTGTTGAACTCCATATTCTCCATAAAGCACACCATATTAACGGCGTTACCGCCTTTACCGCAGGTGTGGCAAAAGTATAAATTGCTCACTGTATCTATAACAGCTGAACCGTGCAGGTCATTGTGCATTACGCACGATACCTTGACGTTCTTACCTTCTCTTACTTGTCCTCCATAGTGAGCAACGATTACTCCTATGGGGATTGCGTTTGCATCAACGGAACCTTTGAACCCTTTGTTACGAACCATCCTGGACCAACCTTGTGTTGACATCCGCAGTCTCCTTCGTACTCACACTTCTCGTGCCAGTGTGTGGCTCTCTTCAAGTGACCTAGTGAATTCTCATCACCAGCTTTACGACAGTTAAGACAAATCATTATTCTACCTTCTCAAATGCTTCAATAAATTCTGAATAAGGTAATCTAATCCATTCCCAAGAATCTTGTGCAATGGGTTCTTTGCTTGGATTAAAAGAGCAGATAACTAGATATTTATTTTTTTCCCAACTATCCCTTACCCAAGCAAGTTCAACTCCTGTTGCTTTACTTCTCCATTTCATCTGCTATTCCTAACTCTTCTTTGACTTCTTCCCAAGGAATCTTATCCTCGTTCATCTCAAACTCAATATCAAAGTCTTCAATATCTTGTACTTCTTGTGGTGCAAAGATTTCTGATGTGGTGATTTCACCCTCTGGTACTGGCATTATTGTTTCTCCTTTAACCATTGTTTTAGATCTTGGATAACCCAAGCGTTTTCTATACCGGAGTTGCGACGCTTAACTATTACATAATGCAGTGGCACTTCCCCAATACCACGAGCCTTAGCATAATTAAGCGCCTCAACCTCGGCTTCACTCCAGAACTTAGGAAGGTCTAGCTTCTTTACATTCTTGAGTTCTAGTATGTAAGTGTTTCCCGCCACCACACATACTATGTCTCCCTCATCCTTACTGCCTGCCTTCGTTAGCCTTTCAGCTAGTAATCCAACAGACCGTAAGAATCTCATTACGTCAGTTTCAAACTGACTACCTTTTCTACCGTTAGGATTGGCCACTACTTCACCTTGTTAATCTTATAGACCTTCTTGCCATCTTCTTCAGTGATCTCAATAAGACCAGACTCAAGTAGTGCAATCAATAGGTTCTTCATCTCTTCACGTATCAACGTGATTTGATTCTTAAGATAAGCAATCTCAGTATTGCCCATAAATATCATCCTCTTCGGTATCAGTTACTGGTGGTGTGTAGTCACCAGTATAGCCAGCTCGTGCATCTCTAGCCAGCATTTGACCAAACGAATTCTTATCTGATATCTGACACGCTCCGTAGTTAACGAAGAGTGTAGCCCAGTCTTTGCCATCAGCAGTATGTGGACCGAATCGGTTCTTTACTGCTGCTACCTTCAGTTCTCCTTGTGCTGGATCATAACCCAGTGTAAGTATCAGTGCCGGTAGTTGGCTTACCTTGCCGTGAATAGCACGACGAGCAGGTGGATTAGTTGGTGAACCATACTCTGATTGCTCAGAGACGTGATGAAGTACTAATACGCAAGCCTCAGTCTTGCGTGCCATATCGTGCAACTCCATCATAATTGCACGTAGCCCTGCCCACTCGTTGTCTGTTTCAGCAGCAACGTTCATTAAGTTATCTATGACGATTAACTCAGGTGCTTCTCCGTACAGCTCTACATATGCTCGAATCTCAAGTTCGATATCATCTAATGAAGGTGAAGAGTCAAAGACCCACTTAATATGATTGAGCTTGTCGAAGTGATGATCGTAGTAATGTGTATTAGCAGAGAGATTACTCTCTACTGATATCTGTGTATGACCAGATGCTTGTGCAGCAGCACGCATCATCACAGTTGTTGTATCGGTATCGGCTGAGAAGAAGAGTGTTGGTACCTTTGCTCGCATTGCATATATCAAAGCGAACATAGACTTACCAGCATTAGGCGCTGCTGCAACCATACAGACTTGTCCTCTACGGAACTTAATCTGCTTGTGTGCTAGATCATTCCATACATCAGGTAACGGTGTTGCTTTGGTAAGCACACCACCCCACGCACGGGATAAGTCAAGCAACTTCGCCTCCTTGTAAAGTAATACCTCTTCGTCTACGTATCTTGTAGCGTTCCCTACTTACGAGACCGCCCCATATGCCGTGAGCTTCATTAACGATTCCCCACTCAGCACATTCAGTTTGGTGTGGACAACTCCTGCAAATTTGCTTTGCATAGTTAACTTCAATTGTTCCAATAGATTCTTTTCCCTTTTCAGGAAACCAGAAATCTCCACCAATTTCAGCACACGCGGGAGCTTCATAATCTTTTGGCTCCCGCATCTGTTATCTAACCCAGATAGTGTCGCACTTATCTGGTGCGCCCTTAGGAGTTGAACACATCCAACCCTGCCACGCACCCTTTGAAGAAGTACCAGTCTTGTAAACCATTGGACCGTGCTTACAGGTAT